CAACTATTTGTCCGTCAACGATACGACCACCAGCGGCTTTACTGTCTTGTATAACACGCGGTGACCTGATACCAATACTAAACCCTTTAAGCACACCTGTTTCAACTTTTTTAACCGATACAGGGTCAACAACAAGTGCAGTAATGTAATGACCGTCGTCTTTAACTTCGTAGTCAGTTGCGACACCAGCCGCAATGTTACTGTGTTGTTCACGCACGTTACCGCCTGAAATAAACCAGTCAGGCATTGCACGCTTCAACCAAGTTTCGTCGCAAATTTGCTTGTCAATGTCAAGACTGTCGTCAGTGGCTTTACCGTAAACCTTCAGTGTGCCGTCAGCTTGTTTTTCTTGCTTAACGATTTGCGCGTAAGACTGCGCTAGTTCGTTGTTCATACTTTTATCCTTTTTGTCGTTTTCGCGTAAAACACTTTTAGCCCAAGACCAGCCAGCGTCGCCACCCCAAAGTAGCCACGCAATATATCCTGCACTATCTTTACCCCAACCTTCGCCTTTTTTGTCAACTTCGTGGCGGGAAAAATAGGAATTCATACGTTGAATTGTGTCTAAAGATAAACTAGCACCGTTAGACAAATCTCTGGCACGTGCTACACCGACGGCTGTGCCACCACGATTAAATTTTGCTCGCAGTTCAAGACCGCGTTTAGCGTTATCTCTAACTGTTTGTGGTGGCGTAAAACCCATTAGTTGTGCCTAAGCGGAATAAATAACTGAAACGTAACCCGCAGGTGAGGACGCACAAATAACGTAGAGTTCGTCAAGACTGTTTAACCAGACCTGAACTGACGCACCGTTAGCAATAGCGTTACCGACTGTTGCACCTGAAGATGTTATTGACGCGTCACCAATGTAAATGGCGGCACCAGTGTTGTTGTAAATTTGCGTGGCAACGGCTTTAACAGTTGACGGGATTTTGACAAGTAGCTTTGCGGTAGTTGAAACTGTGGTGTTAACGTGTTGTAGCGGCATTTTTTTCCTTTAATCGGATAACCCAAACGGGTGCTTTTTGTTGACCAAGTAACCACTGCGACATAAGTCTGTGGTGCCCGTCAATAATAGTGTACCGTTCACCCACCACTGCAACTAATGCGTATGACCTAAACGGCGTTAATGCTTGACCTAATACTTCAATATGTTTACGCAAGTTTTTGCGTGACAAAAATTTATCTGTCGCATACAAGTCATTAAAGTCAACAAGTTCTATTTCAGCGTCGTCCCAAAGATTAGGGTTAACTGTTGGTGTAGCTACAACTTGCCACGGGCTTGCAACGTATTTTTCTGGTTCGTCTATGTCAGGTATTGCAGGGTTAGGTAAGATTTCTAGGCGTGACAGTGCGCGTGCTATTTCTAGTTGGCTTGGTACACCTGCTGTTTGTTTCCATTCTGGTGTGACGTTTAGCCCTTTAGTTGTTGACTTGCGTTCAATAACAATGCCTTGCAAGTCTTCAGTGTTGTAAACAAATCTATCTGACATTAGTTTTCCGCCCTTACTGTAATAACATTACCTTCTTTAGATAGAACAGTAAATTTAGTTCCAGCTTGCGGTAGCCATTCTTGTTCCGCGTCACCACCCCTTAAAAAATGCCCTACAAATAAACCTTTACTGTCTTTAGGATAAACAATGTCTAGTGTTGCGGTGTTGCTGTAAACACTTGTCCATTCAGTAATAACTCTTTGAGATAAAGTTGACGACGCAAAACCTAAGTCCGTAAAACTGTCACCAATTTCAAGACTTCTAATTGTGTTAGCAAATTCTCCAGCAACAACGCGGCTAGCCATTATGTCTTCAGGCAGTCTTGGTGCGGCTTCAATAACGTCTTTAAGATTTTGTGCTTGCGTAAAATAACTTGTTAATTCTTGTTCAGTAAAGTTTTCTGCAAGGTCTTCGGCACTAGCACGCAACGCATAATTTATGTTGGCAAAACCTTCGTCCTTGTAATCGCGTACCGCGTCAAATTGTTCAGGCGTAAATTGGTCTTTACTAAACCCTGCGTTTAACTGATAATTCATTAGCTCGTCTTTGGCGTCTTTGTCAGTCAATCGTTCAGGCAAAGTTTTGTCTGCAACAACTGGTTCTAGTTCTGTTGTTTCAGCAACTAAGTCAGGGTGAGTTTCAACTGCAACAATGTTTGACGCGTCCTGCATTTCAGGCACAACGTCTTCAACAAAATCATCTTCAACAACCACGTCTTCAATAGCTGGCACACCTTCGTCAATAACAGGCAAAATAGTGCAACGACAATTAGGGTGAACAGGCGGCTCGGTGTCACCTGACGGAAACGCGTCACCCATAGTTACAACAACACCGTCGTTTTCTTCGCAGTCGTCACACGGTTCAAGTGCCAACCATTCATACTGTTCAACACCAAGTTCAACGTAATTTTCACGACACGACACGTTCAACGCACGACTAATTTCTGTGCGCGAAATAGTCATTGCTCGTTGTGCGTCTTGCAAAACAGTTTCTAAACCAACTTTAAGACTTGACGCTAAACCGTCACGCACAACACTTTGTGCAGTCGCAGTGACAGACGCACCAGTGTTTAAGCTATCCGCTAAGACTGTGCCTAAACGGTCTAATGTTGTTGCGTCCATACCCGCAATACTGGCGTTAGTTTGTGCAAGTAACTGTGCTAAACCCTTTGGTGGTTGCAGTAGCGCAGACGCGGCACGATTGCCCGCTTTCCAGTTTGACCAGTCATAGTTAATTGCAGTCTGCACGTTAGATAAGTCGGGTGCGTCAGCTTTGTTTAGTTGACTGCGTGCAATAGCAACAGGTGCAACGTCGTCACCTAACACGTAACCCGTCGCCAACATTTTGCGCCACACGGCACGCGTCACAGTGTTATCAACACGTATGTTTAATCTAGCCCAATGACGAGCTTCAGACGGCTTAATGCTAGGCGTATTAGCGTGACTTCGTAGCCAATCTTCAACAACCTTGTCAACGTCAACAGAACGTTTAATTGCTGTTCGCAGGTCTTCCGCTTGGTCGGCGGCTAAACGTGCTTGTGCGCCGTCAACTGCCTTCCAAAACTTCACGCGAGATATCTCTCCGCATACCAGCGCGCACCGTCATAGTCTTCAACTTCAACAAACTTGTTTAAAGTGTCTGCGTAAACTGTCGGTAAAACTTGGAAATCAAAACCGCGTGTTGGTGACTTTTTAAGCCAACGAATAAACGTTTTAACTTCGTCACGCACTGCCTTGTCGTTAGCTACTTCAACAGTTGGTTCAACAACGTCTTCAACGGGTGCTTCAACGTCTTCAACTGTTTCTGTCTGTGTTTCTACTTCACTAGGTGCTTCAGTGTCACCTGACACGACTTCAGACGTTAACGGCACAACACCATTAGTTGTCAGATAAAACGAGCCAGCGTTAGTGACCAACAAAGTCTGGTCAGCCTGTTCACTGTCAAGCAACGGCAAACCCGATTTACTGCGTGCTTCATTAACAGACATAGTGCCATTCTTTAACATAACGTCATAAGTGCGTGCAGTAGCTTCATCATCATTGCGAACAGACGGCATAAATTTAAATTCAAGTTCGCGCGGCATAGCCAAATAAACGTATGACAGTTGTGACAACATTGCGCCAACCCATTGAGCTAACGGAACAATACCGATAACTTCAGACGACTGTGCTTGACCTTCTTGCAAACCTGAACCGCCTAGACCGCCTTTAGGCATAAAACCAATTTCAGACGGTTGCACACCAAAATGTCCTGCAATGCTTGTAACTAAGTATTCGTCTAGTGTGTCTTTAAAACGTTCGCCGTAGCCGTCCATCTGCACAGGGTCAAGTCCCGCAGGTAGTAGACGTGCGCGTTTACGTTGTTCAGTTTGTCCTGCAAGGTCGTCGTTGAATACGTTTTCGTATGCACGCAACAAGTCAGGGTTGTTACCAAACGACGCGTCAGTTTTGAAAAACATTTCAGGCATAACGCCGTCAGTGTATTCAGCGCGTAACCATTGTTGACGACGCAAGTAAACGTCTGCTAAAGGTAGCGCACGTTCAACAGGACTGTAACCGTAAATGGTTGTTGTTCTGCGATTGCGCACAAGATAGCTTAGTTCGTCACTAGAAAATTCGCCGTCTGTTTGTTCTGTTTCAGTTGGTGCAGAAAATTCACTGCGCGGGAAACCATACAAGATTTGTTGGAACGCAGGGTTAGGCGGTAACGGTCGCATACCGCGGTCGTCAATCAAAGGTTTAATTGTTGACCCGTCAAGTATTTGCAGACCAGCAAGTTTACCGCCGACAGTCATTTGCGGCCAGATAGCCCAAGCGTCAAGCACAAGCACGTCTTCAAGTGCCATATTAAGCCAGTCAGCAAAAATTAAACCGTTAGCAATGTCAGGTGTCTGCCAGAATTGTCTTAGTCGGCTAATCTCTGGGTTGTATTTTTCTTTAGCCAATTCCATTGCGCGTGTAAAAGATTTTTCGCCTGTTTCAGCCATAATCTTTTCAACTGCGTCGCCACCTAAAACAATGTCCCAGTCAAGACCAACCATTTTTTGTTTAATGACTTCAATGCACCTGCGGATAATGTCTATCTGGTCAGCCGCGGCACGTAGCGTCTTAAACGGAACAAGACGTGTTTCAGTAATGTTTATGTTTTGTGCAACTTGGTATTCGTAACGACGCGGGTCAGGTCTGCCGTCTTGACGTAACGGGTTGATTGCGCCAGGAACTAGCGGTACGCCTGACGTGAATGGGACGTTGCCTAGATTAGGGTCACGCGGTAAGGCTACTGACGTGCCGTATGCGGTTGTGTTTTGTTCTGTTTGGAAACGTTCAATTGCAGTTAGTGTTGGTGCTTGTTTAGTAATCTGTTCTGCCACACGTTTGGCAATGTTGTCTAATAGTCCCATAGTGTTAGCCTAACAGTGCTTGTATTTCTTCGTCACTTAATCCTAGTGCCGTGAGCTTTGTTTTTGCAGACTGTTTAAGTGTTTCGCGTTCGTTTGTTTGTGTGTCGTCTGCTTCAGTTTGTTCAATAATGTTGTGTAGCGGGTGTTCGTGTGTGTCGTCGCAGTTTTCGCAGTAACCGCCTTCGCCGTATGTAATGTTAATAGCCATTAAAAACCTATCCAAACTGTTCCAACACTTTGTATTAAAGTTGTTCCGCTAAACGTTGCAGGAAAACTTGACCCTGCACCTGTTTGTTGCCACGCAATGTTTTGCACACCTAAAAATGACGCAGTAGTAAACGACGGTATCATTGTTGTATTTGGGTTAGCTCCCGTTACCACGCCTGAATTGCTTACACTGTCAACGCCGTAAAGATTAGGTGCACCTGTTGTTGACAAGTATGCCAGCCAATAAAGTCCTGCGGTAAGTGACTGACTAATTGTGATTTGTTTAGCACCAGTTGTTGCAGTTGAAACTGTGCCAGCGTCAAGTAACAAAGTGCTTGGATAATCTTCACTAGCACTATTGCTGTAAATACCTAAACGCATTACACCGCTAGCGGCTGACGTTGCAACTTGCACTGCTAAACGGACGGCGGTTGCACTTGCACCAAGATAAAACGGTTGCACAACCAAGTTAGTTGTTCCAGCGGACACGCTAAAATTTCCGCTATTGTCTGTACCAAGATTTGTGTAATAGTAGCCAGTTTTTACTCTAGGCGGAACAACAACAGACCCGCCACCGCCACCGAATGTTGCAACAGTTCCAGTAGCGTCTAAATACTTTGGTGTGTTGCTAGTCGTATTCAACCAGATGTCACCGTTACGACCTGTTGCAGAACTAAAGTCAGTTGACGTTGACGGCATAGTAAAACGACGTGCAGTTTCAAGTTTTGCAAGACGTTCGTTAATCTTGGCAAATAAACTTTGTAAGCTTGGCGGTAAATTTATGTAACCCAAGTTAAACCTTTTCTAGCGGTTGACGACAAGACGAACAAACTGTTGCAGACTTTGGTTGCGGTAAACCACAATTCTTGCAGAACTGCGCTAACGCGGCTAAACCCATAATACTTGATTGACCTTCCATTAGTTCAGTTATAGCCCACACCATTGCGTCCATACGGTCAGGTGACGTGTTACTGTCTGGTGTCCAGTTGCACAGTTGGTCTTCAAGGTCAGGCAGATTGCCGACGTGGTGCGCCCTGTGTTGTTCATACAATGCGGCTACTGGTTCAGCTCGCACAAGTTTGCCACGTGTAGCGGTCACTTTACGGTACGGTATTGACGGGTCAACTTGACGTAACAAGTGTTCAATCATATCGCCACCGTTGTTTGTTTCACCAACAATGCGGTCTGCTTTATGTTTATGAAACGCAGTTACGGCTATGTCTGCCCAAGTTTGTGGTGTTGCACGAACAGTCAAGTCTTCAAGCACGTAATAGTGTCCGTCTGCCGATAGACCTGCAACAACTATGCCTGTCATATCTGATTTTTCACCTGACGTTACCGCAGGGTCAATAGCTACAACAATGCGTGCAAAATGCGGTGTGTCTGTTACACGACAAGCGTCTAATAGGTCGCGGTTCCACAGTGCGCCTTCAACGTCGTCAATGATTTCACCGTAAAGTTCTTGCCGTCCTAGTCTTGTGCCTTCATAACGTAAACGCATTTCTGCTAACGCGGACGCAGACAAGTTAGCCGCATTGTCAAAGGTTGAGCCACGCACAACAACAACGTCGTCACGTTCAACTAATTCCCTAATTTGTTTGATAGGTCTAGGTGTTGTTGTGATTACTGTCTGCGGGTGTTCGCCTAGACGTAACGCAAAACGGTATTGGTCAAACGCTTCCGTGTATTTAAACGAAGCTAATTCGTCAAACCAACCACCGTGAAATTGTGGTCCACGTAAACGGTTTGGTTCTTCACCGCTGAATAGTTTTATGCGTGACTTGTTTGTTAATACGATTTCACCGATACTGCGGTTGTAATCTTTAAGCACGCCGTATTCACGTAAGATTTGCACGACACCTGACACACCTTCAGCGCACGTGTCACGCACGTCAGCAAAGGTTGGTGCAACAATAGCCCAACGTGTGTTTCTGTTGCTTATAGCTTGCCACGCTAACCATTCAGCCGCACTTCGTGTCTTACCGTAGCCACGTCCTGCAAGAATAAGCCAAGTTGACCAGTCGTTACTGTCAGTTGGTGCTTGACCCTGACGCGCTAGTTGGTGCGTCCAACGAACTCTGCGTGCCGCTATTAAGGAGTTCAACGAGCTTGCGGACTTCTGCGTCAATACTGTCGCCGTCATAGTTGGTTACTTCAATCTGTTGTCGTATAGGTTGGTCTAAGCCAAGTAGTTTGGCTCGTCGTTCCATAATTCTGATTAACGTCTGTATTGCTGGCAGGTCACCTTGTAGTGCTTTACCCCAGACGGCTGACTGCATAAGGTCTAAGCGTTCGCCTTCTACTTGTCTTATCGCGTCAAGGTCTTCAATGACTGCACGTTTTGCGGCTCGTTGGTATGCGGCGTGTGCGGCACTTGCGCTACCGTAGCCAACGCGTTCTGCGATTAAGTCCCAAGTTAAGCCACCGCGACGAAGCTTTACGACTTCAATTTCTTTGTCTAGCACTTCGGGTTTGACTGTTCTGCGTTGTGTCATAGGTTCATTGTAAGTCTTTTAAATTAGACTGTAAAACGCCCTTCAACGTTAGGTAGATTAGCTTTACGCCAAGCGTTGTCGCGCATAGGTTCAGTAATGGTTTCATTTTTGTAAACAACTAATGCTTCATTGTTGTATACGCCAAACGTGTTTGGTTCGTCCCACGGGTTGTTTGTGTCTTTAGGTGCTACAAGTTCACCTTCAACGAGCTTGGCTAATACTGTTGCCTGATAGATTACGTGGTGACCTTTGGGTGCAGATAATGCTTTAAACGCTAACCATAGTCCTGCGGCTGTGTCGCCTAAATAAAACGGTAGTGTGCCGTAGTTACCCCAAGCGCGTGCCTGTGCGATTATGTCAAAACTGCGTTTGTTGTTGTCTGCGCGTAAGCTAACCCAAGTGACGTTTAGACGTTGTGCTTCAGTTGCAGGGTCAATGTTCCATTTAGTCCAAGTGTCTTGACGTATGTTGTCAATAACAATGTCGTATTCGTTAGCTTCAATTCGGGTTATGTCTGACGCGTGACGGTCACTTAATGTTTTGTTGTAGTTTATCCACGTCCACAGTTCTGCACCTCTGTTTAGTTCGTGTATAGGGTCGTTAAACGTCCATTTGTCTACTGTGTGACCTTGTTCAGCTAAAATCATTCCAGCGTATGCGGGTGCAATGTATTGACCTAGTTCAAGTATGCGCATTAGTTTGCCTTTGCTGGCGTGTATTCAAAGGATTGCACTGCTAAACGTCGGCTTGATAAGTTACCTGCACGAAATGATTTACCGCTATTTTTACCTGTTGACATTGCTTTACTTGCTTTAGCGGTTGCACGCCAGCGCGGACTTTTTGTGTAAAGTCTTATCATTGCAGGGTGAGCAACAACATTACGGTAGCGGTAACCTTGCTTGTATAAGTGGTCTCCTAACCAGTCTTCAAGTCTTGACGCTATTCCTAAACCTTGAAAATCGGGTAAAACAACAAGTCTGTGACCCATTTTGATATTGCGTGTTTGTGCGTGCGGAAAATGTATGTAGCTTGTAAACGCAACGGGTGTGTCGTCTATGTATGCAATGAAACACTTGGCGGCGTTATGCAAGTCTGCGCTTAAATAGTGATGGCGTGCAAACATTGACCAAGTGGTTTTGTCTGTCGGGTAAATTTTAAGTTCAAGTTGTGGTCTTTGCCGAAGATACTCCCAAGTAAAAGTGCCTGTTGTCAGGTCATAAATCCAGTCTGGTTGTAGCCATTCAGTTATGTCGTAATGACAAGTTACTGCAACGAATTGTTTGTTGGCGCGTCTGACTGTTTTTGCGACTGCGTTTGACGCTATTTTGGCTACTTGACGGTCAACAACTGACGTGAATTCGTCAATCACAATTACGTCTTTAGCTTCAATAATGCTTCGTGCCATATCTGCGCGAAATTTCTCACCGTTGCTTAATGTCTTGTAAGGTCTAAGCCAAGCTGGAACTGTGCCAAAACCGACGGCTGTCAGTGTTGCAGTGATTTCGTTAATGCTTACGTCTTTAGGAAAATTGTCTATAAGCGCGTTTTCGTCCCAGTCGTGTGTGTCTTTGACTAAGTCACCCCAAATTTTGTGTGCTAAAACAGATTTACCTGCACCACTTGCACCGACAATTAAACCAACATTCCATTGTTTGTCTTCAAACGGCAGATTATGTTGCCAAGTTAATGTTTGTTTGTCTGTTAACTCATAGTCAAACATTCCCGCTATTTGTGCGACACGTGCAGTTTTGTTTAATTTGCTGGTTAAAGTGATTGCAGTCTGCATTAGTTAATTGCCCTGACTTTTAAACCTTCGTGTATAAAACGGTCAAGTAACTGTGTTTGTTGCACTTCGTTGTCGCAGTCAATGACTATGGAATAAACTTGCGGTAAGTCGTCTGTGTCTGCGTCACCAGCTTCAGGTAATGCGTCTGTGTTTTCCCAAAACCCTAGTTGTTCAGTGTCCCAGCCGTCTGTCTGTAAGTCAATGATTTGACTTGCAAGTATGTCTTTATCCCATTCAGCAAGTTCTGCGGTGCGATTATCTGCTAACGCAAATGCTTTAACTTGATTTTCGTCCCAGTCTTTAGGCACACGCACAACCTTAATGTCAGTCCAGCCAAGTTGTTTAGCGGCTGTCACTGTGCCGTTACCTGCAA